ACCTCGTGTATCACCGCGACGCGATTGCGTTTGCCACGGCTGACCTCCTGCTCCCGCAGGGCGTTGACATGGCTTCGCGTCAGGTCCACAACGGTGTCTCCATGCGCGTTGTTCGTCAGTACGACATCAACAACGACCGTATGCCGTGCCGTATCGACGTGCTGTATGGCTACTCGGTGATCCGTCCGCAGATGGCCGTGCGCCTCTGGGGCTAATGGTTAAATTTAAGGAGTAACTAAAATGGCACTTCCTAATGGTTCTGGTGGATATCAAGTAGGCGCTGGTAATGCTGCTGAGCCGTTGATGGGCGTTCTTAACGCCGTCACGGCTTACGCTGGCTCGACTGGCACTATTGCTGTGGCCGACCTTGAAAACGGTGTTTTCTCGGTTGATTCAGGCGGCACGGACGCTGGCACGTACTCGTTGGCGGCTGCCGCTGACGTGGACGATGCTGTCAGCAGCGCTCGCGTGGGTAGCACGTTTGATTTCTTTTGCATCAATCTTGGTGACAACGGAGCAAACGATGTGACCTTCTCGGGCACTGGCTGGACGTTTGTGGGATCGGCTGTGGTTGCTGACGGTGCGTCGGGCCACTTCCGCGCTCGCAAGACCGGCGACGCTGCTTGGACTTGCTACCGCATTTCGTAATAGCAACGCCCTCGGCGGGGCAACCCGCCGGGGGCACCACCTAAAGGGGTATTGATATGCCTAATACACAGGCGATTGGTGTTGCTTTTGCGGATCAGGCGATTATCAACGGCTCGCTAGACTCTGCCACGCTCGTTAATTCCAACGTGCGTAGCGGGTTTAGCGCAGCGCAGCAGGGTGCAACGATTGCTACGACCGGAAACGGTGACGTGTTCGTCATTGCTCCGGTGTCGGGCGTTTTGTCGGCTGCGTGGTTCTCTGGCGTTGATGCGCTGGCTGCAAGCGATATTAACTACATCACGTTTACCATCACCAACCTTGGTACGTCTGGTTCGGGCACCGCAGCAATGCTGGCGGCGACCGACGCCAACACCACCAAGTCAACGGGTGGCACTGCTTTGACTGCCAACGCTCGACGCGTTCTGTCGTTGAGCAGCACGGCAGCGAACCTAGTGGTGGCGGCCGGTGATCGTCTCCGTATCCGCGCTGCGGCAACGGGCACGCTCGCCAACACTGTCACGTTCCCGGTTTACATGCTCAACTTCAGCGTTTCGTAATATGTCCAATATCTACCTTCGCCACCCCAGACATGGGGAAAAAATCGCTATCTCATGGATGGAAGCGAGGGAAGATATGGAGCAAGGATGGGAGGAGTTTGACCCCTCTGATCCTGATGAGTCTGAACCCTCGGCGTCGTCAGATGTGGCGGCGCTGGGGGATTCTCAGCATAATGCGTTGAGAACGCGTCGCCGCCGTAAGGAGTAAGTCATGGCTACAACTGCTGCCGATCAAATCAACGGCGCGTTGCGGCTGATCGGGCAGTTGGCCGAGGGTGAAGTTCCCTCTGCGGCCACGTCGCAGGATGCCCTCACCGCATTGAACCAGATGCTTGACTCTTGGAGTACCGAGCGTCTAGCGGTCTATTCGACCCAAGATCAAGTCTACAACTGGCTGCCTAACGTCCGCACTATTACGATGGGGCCGACCGGCACGTTTGTAGCCGAGCGTCCTATCCTGATGGACGATGCCACGTATTTCCGAGACGCCTCGACCAACGTGTCGTATGGCATCAAACTGATTAACAACCAGCAGTACAACAGTATTGCGGTTAAAACCGTAACCTCAACGTATCCACAGTTGATGTGGGTCAACATGACCTACCCGAACGTGGAGATTTACATTTATCCGGTGCCGACCAAGGTGCTGGAATTCCACTTTGTGTCGGTGCGTCCGTTATCGCAGCCCGCAACGCTAGATACTAACTTAGCGTTCCCGCCTGGGTACCTGCGTGCGTTCCGATTTAACTTGGCCTGTGAACTTGCGGCAGAGTTTGGTGTCGAACCTTCTCCGCAGGTGCAGCGCATTGCTATGACTAGCAAGCGCGATTTGAAGCGCATCAACAACCCGGATGACTTGATGGCAATGCCAGCAGCGCTGCTTGTCAACCGTCCGCGCTTTAATATTTTCACTGGGAACTTCTAAGTGAAGACGCCGATTCTCGGATCGTCGTACGTTATCCGGTCGGTCAATGCAGCCGACAACCGGATGATCAACCTTTACCCAGAGGTGATTCCCGAAGGCGGCAAAGAGCCTGCTTATTTGCAACGCTGCCCCGGCTTGGCGTACAAGGCAACTATTGGCACTGGCCCGATTCGCGCCGTGTACTCGCTGGGTAGTTTCTTGTACGTTGTGTCGGGCGAAGAGTTCTATAAGTTAGACGCTGCCTTCAACCCGACCAAGATTGGCGATGTAACGGGTAGCGGCCCCGTGTCAATGGCCGACAACGGCACGCAGATTTTCCTTGCTTGCAATCCTGATGGATTTATCTACAACACTGATACGTTAGCGTTTGCCCGCATCACTGACGAGGACTTTCCCGGCGCAGTGACCGTGGGCTACCTTGACGGTTACTTTGTATTTAACGAGCCGAACTCGCAACGCGTCTGGGTCACGAGCCTATTGGATGGCTTGTCTATTGACCCCTTGGATTTTGCCAGCGCTGAGGGTTCACCAGACGGGCTAGTCTCCCTGATCATTGACCATCGAGAGGCGTGGCTTTTTGGCACGAACTCCGTGGAGGTCTGGTACAACTCCGGCGACGCCGACTTTCCGCTCACCCGCATCCAAGGCGCTTACAACGAGATCGGCTGCATAGCGCCGTACTCGGTCGCCAAGATGGACAACTCCGTCTTTTGGCTCGGCGCAGACGCTCGGGGTCAGGGCATTGTGTATCGAGCCAACGGCTATCAGGGCGTGCGCGTATCCACCCATGCCGTTGAGTTTGCCATTCAGCAATACGGCAACCTTGCCGATGCGGTTGGCTACACCTATCAGCAGGACGGTCACACGTTCTATGTGCTGAACTTTACCGACGCCGATACGACGTGGGTGTTTGACGCTGCGACAGGCGCTTGGCACGAGCGTGCTGGTTTCCGTAACGGCGACTTCAAGCGTCATCGTGGTAACTGCCATGCACGCTATATTGGAGAGCCGATTATTGGTGATTACCAAAACGGCAATCTGTATGCGTTTGACCTGACCGTTTACTCAGACAACGGCGCTACGCAGAAATGGCTGCGATCGTGGCGCGCGTTGCCGACCGGCGCTAACAACCTAACTCGCACCGCCCATCACACGCTGCAAATTGATTGCGAGACAGGCGTGGGCTTGCAGGGCGTGGATGCGTTTGACCAGTTTGGTTACTTGCTGACGCAGACGCCCGAGTATATTGAAACGGAACAGGTAGCGACCGTTAGCAACAACCCGCCGCCGTGGTACGTGCTGTCGTCCACGTCTGTCGGCTACAGCGTCAACAATCCAATCCTGTCCTCTACCGGCACGGCGTATACCGCCGTTGGCTCGGTGTTGAGCGCAGACGGCATCGTCTACACGCCTGTCTCGGCTGCTAATGGCTACCTGATTGAGTTGGAAGAAGGGCCGGTGGTTACGGGCGTCAACCCACAGTTGATGCTGCGCTGGTCGGATGACGGCGGCCATACGTGGAACGGCGAGCGCACGACCTCAATGGGTCGCGCTGGACAGTACGGCACTCGCGCTATCTTTCGTCGCCTTGGCATGACCCTAAAGTTGCGTGACCGTGTGTATGAAATTAGCGGCACCGATCCGGTCAAGGTTGCCATTATGGGCGCCGAACTACAAATCAGCGGTACGGCGTCGTGACACAGAACATCACGCAAATCCCTGCCCCGCGTGTGCCGTTTATTGACGAGCGCACCGGCCAGATTGCGCGTGAATGGTTCCGCTTTCTCAACAACCAATACCAACTGACGGGTGGCGGCACAACGCAGACCACCATCGCTGACCTTGAGTTGTCGCCGTCGTTGGCGGCTAACGTCGAGGACGAGATTGCCGTAGTTAAGGGTCAACTGGACGATCTGCAAAAAGGTCCGCCACGGTTTGAGCCGGGGCTTATCAATTACGGGTCGTTTTACTCAACACAGACGCAAGCGGCTACCGTCATCAATACAGCCAAAGAGATTACGTACAACAACGCCGACCAAGCGTATGGCGTTTACCGTGACCCTGCCGATAGCAGCAAAATTAAAGTAACGAGACCGGCGGTTTACAACGTTCAGTTCTCTATCCAAGTGGACAAAACGTCGGGCGGCACAGGGCGGTTATACATTTGGCCTGCTATTAACGGCACGGCTGTCGCTAATTCGGCGTCGCTGATTCAAATTCAAGGCAACAACGCTGAGATATTCTCAGCGGCTAACTTTTTCCTGCCGTTGTCTAACGGCGATTACTTTCAGTTGTACTTTTCGGTGGATACCCTTAGCGTGCAGTTGGAGCATTTTGCTGCTTCTGCTCCCGTCCCAGCCATTCCTTCAATTATTCTGACCGTTATGCAGGTGTACGTATGACCGTTTACCTTTCAGCCTTTGCAGGAGCCGGGGCGCAGTTCTTTACCGACGACGGCGAAGTCCTGTCGGGCGGAAAGATTTATACCTACGCCGCTGGCACCACAACGCCGACTGCGACCTACACGTCAATTGCCGGTTCCGCGCAAAACTCTAACCCCATCATCCTAACCTCTGACGGGCGACTGCCAGAGGATATGTGGTTGACTGAGGGCGTTAAGTACCGCTTCGTGCTAACCGACTCCACGAACGTGCAGATTGGTGAGTACGACGACATTCCTGGCATCAACGACGTGTCTACCGAAACGGTGTCGTGGTCAACCATTACCGGCACGCCGACGACGCTTGCTGGATACGGCATCACCAACGGCATCACGGCAGCGACCGCTGCGGCGACTTATGCGCCGATTGCCTCGCCCACGTTTACTGGTACGCCGTTGGTTCCCGATAACGACACGGTAAGCACTAACTATGCTGTGGGCTATCGAGAAGCCCCGCCTGTGTCAAAGACGACTAACTACGGACTGGTATTGGCCGACCGTGGTAAAGCGATTTTGATGAACGGCACCAGCCTGACGCTGACGATCCCGGCTAACGCTGCGGTGCAGTTCCCGGTTGGAACCGTCATCATCATCGTCAATCTCAACTCAACGGCGCTGTCGATTGCTATTTCTGTAGACACATTAACTCTGGCGAATAGCACCACGACTGGCACGCGTACCTTGGCGCAGAACGGCCTTGCCACCTGCGTCAAGATCGGCAGCACGTCTTGGCTGATTAGCGGAGCGGGATTGACCTAATGAGTGGCGCTACCTTAGCAGCGGCGATTGCAGGCACGACCGGGGGAGCCGGTGCCGGTGTATTCGACTTTTCGTCGGGGTCGGGTAGCGTCACAATTCCCGCCCTTGCCACGGGCGTTACTATTGAGGTATGGGGCGCAGGCGGTGGCGGTGGCTACGGCACGGTCACGCAGATATTTGGCGAGTTCCTGTACGAACCGCAAGAGAACCCCGGCGGTGGTGGCGGCGGCGGCGCTTACGCCAAGACGGTGCTAGTGCTGACTGCCCCAGACGCCGGTAAAACGATTCTGTACACTGTGGGTGCTGCTGGCAGGGGCGGCACTGTAGGCGACGCTGTGGGCGGTGCAGGCGGTCAGTCTGTAGCCTATGCCGGAACCTACGCTCTGCCTGAAATGATCTGTACGGGCGGCTTCGGCGGTTATGGCGGCATCGGCATATTTGGCAGCCAGCAAGGTGCTGGCGGAACGGCGTCAGGCGGCAACACGACCAACACCAACGGCAACGGTGGCGCGGCCTTTACGCAGACCGGAGCCACGCCGATTGCCGGTGTGGGCAGCCTTGTCGGCGGCGCTGGCGGAGACGGTGGCGACCCGGTGGAGGGTGGCGCACCAGGCTTGGTTGGGTCAAGCGGTCGTGTCCGACTCAAATTTACCTTTTAGGTGACACATGGCAGTTAGCGTAAAAGTCCTGATTCCGGCCAAGATTGCCGAGAACACCCAAACTACGCAGTACACGGCTACGAACGTGTCCACGATTATTGACAAGTTCACGGCCACGAATTACAGCGCATCTGCGGCTACTATCTCAATCAACCTCGTGACGCAGTTTGACTCTGCGGGCAACCAGAACTTAATCATCAAGGCCAAGACGCTGTTGCCCTCGGAGACGTATACGTTCCCTGAGTTGGTCGGCCATGTGCTGCAACCCGGCGGGTTTATCTCGACGATTGCCTCAGCGTCGTCGGCTATCAACATTCGATCCTCTGGTCGGGAAGTGTCGTGACCGGCCTAGCCGACAATCGAGAACTAGCCTTGCAAGTCGGTTATCAGGCGACCGATTGGAGCACCCCAGTTCCTTTTGAGGCGTATGCAGAAGCCCTTAAAGATTGGGATGTTAAGGCCATAATTCGGGATGACAAATGTATTGGTGCGGCGTATTTTAACGGCGACGAACTGCATGTTTCGGTACTGCCGGAATGGCGCCGTAAATGGGCAACCAAAGGCATCTTGTCGAAACTATTTGCAAAAGATCGTATTACGACAAAGGTAACTCCGGGGCATGAATACATGCACGGCGTATTGGAAAGATTGGGATTCGTTCAACACGACGGCATGTTCGTAAGAGGCCATTAACATGGGCATCGAAACAGCAATTATCGGTAGTGCTTTGGTGGGCGGCGCAGCCAGTATGTCAGGCGCTCGAAAGGCATCTAAAGCGCAATCAAAGGCGGCTGATCAAGCAGCGCAGTTACAACGCGAGATGTTTGAAAAGCAGATGGAACTGCAAGAGCCGTTCCGTCAGGCTGGCATTACCTCGCAGAACGAATTGATGCGTTTGCTGGGTATTGGTGGCGATACGGCGGCGGCTGACTACGGGATGCTAACTCGCGGCTATCGACCGGAAGACCTGCAAATGGACCCCGGCTATGCGTTCCGATTGTCTGAGGGCCAGAAAGCACTGGAGCGATCTGCTGCCGCCCGTGGCGGATTGCTCTCTGGTTCCATGCTCAAGGGCGCACAGCGTTTCGGGCAAGAGTTAGGCTCGCAGGAATACATGAACGCCTTTAACCGCGCCCAAGCCCAATTAAACACTCGCCTTGGCACGCTTGGGAGTCTGTATGGCGCTGGTCAGGCTTCTGCCCAACAGATTGCCGGGCAAGCCGGTCAAATGGGCGCCAATGTCGGCAACCTAATGAACCAATCTGCTCAGGCTCGTGCATCTGGCTATATGGGTCAGGCTAACGCTTTAAGCAACGCGCTCGGTCAGGCTGCAATGGGATATGGAATGTATAAAGGTGGCTACTTTGGTTCGCCCGGCGGCAGCGCCGGAACTGGGTATGTTCCACGCGGATCGTTGACGGTAATTAATCCGTATGTTCCGACCACCACTCCCGTAACTTTGCCCGCACCTCCGGGGTTCTAACATGGCAGTCATAGGCGCAACCCAAATCGAACCAGTCAACATTCTTGGCTCGTATGTGCAGGGTCGAGAACTTGGCCGTGCCAATCAACTTGCACGCCAGCAAGAAATGGAACGTGCGTTTGAAGTAGAGCAACAGCAAAAGATTCAAAACGCTTTGTCTGGCGGCCTAGACATCAGAACCCCTGAAGGGCAAGCGGCGCTGATGAAGTTTGGGCCGCAAGGTCTTGCTATGGCTGCTCAAGGCGCTCAGTTGGGCCAATACGATTTTCAGGCTAAACAAGCACAGCGAGCCGCCGCAAAAGAAAAATTGGGCGAGTTGATTGGGATATTGCGGTTTGGCGAAAAAGATGATGCGTCTTACGCTGCTGCTTATCGAACAGCGCAGGCTCGCGGATTTGATATGACTGGGGTTCCGACAACTCGTGACCCTGCTTATATTAAAAGCCAGTTGCAGTCTTTAATTCCGCTGCAAGAACAACTTGAACTAGAAATGCGCCAGCAAACCGCCGAGATTCAGCGCGGTCAACTTGACGTTTCCAGAGGCGAACTGGATTTGCAGCGGCGCGAAATGCGATTGAAAGAAAAGGCCGCACAATCTGGCGTTAAAGAAGATGAGGACGTTGTTGCTCGCACCGAAACGGCGGCTGATGGCACTGTTCGTATGTACAACAAGTACGGCAAACTGCTGAAAACAGAAAAAGGCGCCGGTAAACCGTCTGCGACGTTCGAAAAAACTACGGCGGCACGGCAAGAAATGCAGCGCAATCTTAAGGAAACAACTTCAAGCCTGCGCGAAATTGTTAAAGATAACGGTTTAATTGATCAATCTACCGGCAGTGGAATCGGTCGCGGCGTTGATCTTGCCGCTCGGGCCGTTGGTAAGGCTACTAAGGGCGATATTGCGCTTGGCAAACTTGCCATAATTGCAGATCAAGTCTTGAAACTTGTTCCTCGGTTTGAAGGGCCGCAGTCTGATAAAGACACGCAAACTTACCGCGAGGCAGCAGGCCAACTTTCTGACGGTACGTTGCCAAACGAAATTCGCAAAGAAGCCGCTAAGACTATTATTGAATTGTATGAGCGCCGCTCGAATCAATTTGCGATTCAAGGCGCCGATGTGTCCGGCGATGGCGGCACTTGGCAAGACCTGTAATACGGAAACCATAAAACATGGCATGGGAATCCGCAGAACGCGTTCAAAAGAACGATCAGGGTCAGTATCGCGCTTTAATTAACGGGCAGTGGATTCCCGTCGCAAAAGCGCAAAAAAACGCTGAAGGACAATATCGCGTTGAACGCGAGGCATTTCAGCGTGGCGGCCCAACTAGCCGTAAAGCAACCGGAGAGCGCACCGAAATTCCAGCGCCTCGTCGTGCCCCATCTCTTGCTGACGCTGGAGATCGCGCAACAGGGTTTCGCGCTCAGGTAGCCGAAACCGGAATGACTCCAGAGGAGCGCACTGAGACTGTTCGCCAAGGCGCAGCGTTCCTTGGAGGACTAGCCCTTGGGCCTGTGCTTGGCGGCGTTGTCCGCAGCGCTGGCGCGGCTGTTCCCGCTATCCAACGCTTTACTGCTCCAGTAGCGACAGCACTAGAGACAGGCGGATTTCGCACTGGACTTGGTAAAGAAACTCCCGCTGCTGCTAGGTTGGCTTTGCGTACTGGAGCCGGTGCGGTAACGGGCGGTGGCGCAGCAGCATTAATTGCCCCAGAAGACATCGGGACTGGCGCAGCGGTTGGCGCCGCGCTCCCTGTTGTTCTGCCTCCAGTAGCCTCTGCCGTCGCAAAAGGCGGTGGATATATTGCCGATGTTCTTCGCGGCAAAACTGCCGCGTCAAGCGCAAACCAGTTATTGCGCGAAACAATTGGCGATGAAGTAAACGTATTGCGTCAGGCGATGGCGGCGCAACCGGATATTCCGGCAAGCCGTGTTGCTTCTCAAATGAACCTTCCCGCGCTTTCTGCGTTACTGCAAAAAGCCGAAGAGTTAAGTCCGACCGGCACTGCCAATGCGTTCCGATTAAAGGAAACACAAGACACCATCAACGAACTTGCGCGACTTGCTGGCGGCCCAACTGCCGAAACGGCCCGCGCCGCTCGTGAAGCAACCAAAGAGAGTTTGGGTGAACTGACTGGGCGTATGCGTGAGGAAGCCTTTGGCGCTGCTCGACGTACTGGCGAGGTAATGCCCAAGTTGCAAGCAATTGCAACGGAAGCCCGTGCCGACGCCAAAAAGAATGTTGAACTTGTGCGACGCGTTAGCGATGCAATTAACAGAGCCGATGATTGGGCGCGTAACTGGATAACGGGGTCTAGGTTAGTTGAAGGACCGGGCGGCACATTTACCCGTCAATATGTAACTAACCAAGGCGTTGGCGAGGCTGGCGTTCGCTTGGGATCGCAGGCTGAACAGCGATACACATTCCCCGGTCAGTTGGCAGAAAGCGGTCGTCAAACAACTGTTGGCGGGCCGTTCCAGCGTCAAGTTATTGACGAAGGCGGCACAATTGCTCGCCGCGTTGATGAAGCGGCGCAAGCATCCTTGCAGGCTGGCGCTCGCGCACGAGCGGCGGAAAATGCTTATCAAAGCATGGTTGATCGGAAACTTGAGCCAATCACAATAGACAAGTTTACGTCTCCAATTGACAATTTGTTGCGCGATCCCGCCGTCGCAACAAACCCAACGCTGAAAAATGCGCTGCCGCAAGTGCGGCAAATGTTCCAAGACTGGGCAGACCAGTATGGCGTTGTAACCCCGGAGGCGTTAGAGGCTATCCGCAAAAACGGGGTCAGCGGCATTATTCAGCAATTGATGCCGGGAGCGGATTCCAAGTCGCAGAATCGCATGGCTGCTCAGGTTTTGGCTAAGTTGAAACCCGCTATTGACGAAGCCATTGAAAAGGCTGGCGGCAAGAATTGGTCTAACTACCTTAAGTCGTTTGAGCGCGGCATGAGCGATATTCGCGGCATGGAGTTGGCCGATCAGATTCGTAAATGGTACGAAAGCGGTAGAACTGCTGACCGCCAAAAGATCGTCAATTTGCTGGCTGGTGAAACGCCAGAAGTGGTTGAAGAGTTCTTTGGGTCTGGTCGTTATCAAATTGCAAAGGAGATGGCTAAGGATATGCCGTTCCTTGAGCGTATCGGATCGGCAGTGCAACTAGACCTTAAGGCCGCAGCGCAAGCCAAGGCTGGCCGTAAGCCGTTAGCCGACATCATTGAAGGCCAAACCACTCGCATTAGATTTCCGTTCTTTACTCGCGCTTCCACGGCGGTCAACGAAGTTGTAGAAGCGATTGAAAAGAAGGTCGGTCGGCAAACGATGGATGAGATTGTGAAGGCCGCTCAGTCTGGGCGTGACTTCAACAAACTGCTTGATGCAATTCCGACTAAAGATCGCAACGCGTTCTTGGCTCAGTTTAAGAACGCAGAGTCATGGAACAAGTTTTCCGGTCAGGTGGCGCAGGCTTCTCAGGCGCAGGTAAGCGCCGAACCGCGTAACCGTATGGCCCCCGAAAACCGTAACGCCCTAGCGAGGTAGTCATGCTTCAAGGCGCACTCAAGTCTAAGACTGTTTGGTGGAATGTCCTGCTGGCCGTCCTTGGCGGCCTTGAACTTGTAGGCGGTCACATGACCGTGCTGTGGGGGCAGGAAGTGGCTGCGGCGATCCTAATGGTCGGCGCTTTGGCAAACCTTGTTCTGCGTACTGTCACCACGCAGGCGCTTTCGGAGAAGTGACGTGGAGGACATTCAGGTTCTTTTCAACATCATTCTGGGTGTGGCGGCTTTCCTTGGCGGCTGGGTCGTCAATAACCTGACGCGCACCATCGAGCGATTAGATAAAGACGTTCGCAACATGCCGCACATGTACGTGCGCCGGGAAGACTACAAGGACGACATTGAGTACATCCGCAAGACGTTGGATGACATCTTTAATCTCATTAACCAACTGAGCAACACCAAGGCCGACAAGTGATGTGGGCGGCATGGCTGTGGCGTTACGCACCACACGCCGTAGTGGCAGCAGGGTTAGGGCTACTGTGTATATACGCCGTATATACATTTCGGGAGCAAGGACGTGCGGAACTTAGGCCGCAGATTGAACGACTGGAGGCCGCCTTGGCGGCGGAGAAGGCTGACCGTGCGCGTGCTGAACGCGCTGCGGATTCGTACCAGTCTGAGATTAAAAGCCTTCGTGAGCGTGCTGCTAATCGTGCTGCTAACCGCCCTGCTGTCCGGCTGTGCGTCAACACCCCAGCAGTGTCTACCGTTGACGAAGCCTCCCGCGATTCTGTTGGAACCACCGCCCCCTCCTGGAGCAATGACAGACCGCCTCGAAGCGATCTTAAAGCAGGGCCAGACATCGGAGCCGACCTCTACGCCCTAGCCGCCGCCTGTGATGCGGAAAACGCTAAACTGCGTGCCTTGCAGGGGTGGGTAAAAGACGGGGGTTAGCGTGGATTGGGCGTTCGTACCAAACTTTAAGGCTGACGAGTTCAACTGCTCGCACTGCGGAAAGAACGAGATGAAGCAGGAGTTTATGAACAAACTCCAAGCCCTGCGTTCTGCCTACGGTAAGCCGATGACGATTACGTCCGGGTACCGCTGCGCTAAACATCCTATCGAGGCTAAGAAAGCCAAGCCCGGAGCGCACGCCTCGGGCTGTGCCTGTGACATTGCCGTGGTCGGTGCCGACGCACACCGACTGTTGAAGTTAGCCTTTCAAATGGGCTTTACTGGCATCGGCGTTCAACAAAAAGGTAATGGCCGCTTTATACACTTGGATACTTTGGAGGGTGGTCTGCGGCCCAGTGTTTGGTCTTATTAGGAGGCGTATATGAGAACTGACGGCATACCTAAGCGCTTCCAACTAGCCGGTCACACCATCAATGTCAAAGTAATTTCGCCCTCCAAGTGGCGTCACGGCAAAAATTGTGTTGGAATGTGGCTTCCAGACAAATACGAGATACACATCGTAAGTTCTTGTAAAGGCACAAACCGGCAGCAAGTGTGGGCGCATGAGGCGATTCA